AAGACGGGTACGGGCGTGCATCGGCAACCAGGATGCGACCCGGACGGCGGCGGCGACTGCGGGTCGCCAAACTCAAACACCTTGCCATCATACTTGCCGCACTGGCTACACACGCGCCCGTCTCGTGCCGCAACCCATTCCCACCCGCGCAACACGTCCTGGTTCTGCTCATAGATGGCGAGCGCTCCCAGGTTAGACGCACGCATGAGTTCGGTACGGGTAATGAGCAGCGTGCGGTAAAAGTTGCGCGTAAAGCCCTTGCGCCGGTCGGTCTGGATACCCAGTTCATCGCGCAGTCTGCGCTGCGCTGCTGCGATACCCTCACCCTGGATCATGCTATTGGTAAGACTGCGCCGAATACGTGTAATAAAGTCAATGCGGTCATAGGCCATCTCTTCGCCCCACTGCTTACCCAGGTATTCCTGTAGCAGCACAGAGCGTATAGCCTCAGCGGGCAGCACGGGGTAACGCACCTTCACATTCTGCCCGGTCACACTGTCGAGCACCCACGCGCGCCCGGCATACCCTTGTCTGAAGGCATCCACCAGCGCGGTATCAAGGTGCTGTTCCACGCCCCCGCTCAACATATTCATCTCGCGGGTAATCTGGTCCAAGAGCGCGGCCCGGCGTGCTAACTCCGGGTTGCCCTCTAGTGTGTAGCCTTGGCCCAGTGCAGCGACCATTTGGCTGTACGCGGTCTTGTACTGCTCATAGAGCCAGCGTGCTTCTTGGTCCTGTAGGCCATAAATGCGCCGCCTGACCCACCATTCGCTGTAGCGTAGCAGTTCGCTATCCGTGGCGAGCGCGCGGGCAATGGCCGCGTTATCGCTGGGTTGGGGCGGGCGGCTTCCCATTAGCATCCTTGTCTACGGGTTGACCCTTCTCATCTGTCGCGGGCGGCGGCACGGGCATTCCATCGGGGCCAATGCCCTGAGCCAAGCCCTGTGCGACACGCTCCCGCATTTGCTCATCTTCGCGCTTGAGGAGCTTCTCCTCTTTGGCGCTGTCATACCCGCGCAGACCGCGCGCCGTCTCGATGCTGACCAACCCATTGGCCAAGTCGGCTGAAATGGCATCGGCCATCGTCTTGGGGTCGCCGCCTTGCAGCTCGTAATATTCGACCGTGAACGCCTTGGTCGCTTCCACATCCGTGGTCGACTCTTGCCCTTCGCTGTCGACCTGCTTACGTGGCTCGCCGTCGCTGTCCTGAGCCTGCACCTGCGCGCCAATCTGCCCGGCGTCCAGCGCATTTTGCAGCACGCGCCGGTAGATGGGCGTCCACACCATTTCCGCCATAATCTGCTGCGCATCGGCAAACTTCCACAGCGCGGGCAACTGCTGCGCGGTCGCACTGGCAAGGTTGGCGTTTTCGCCGTCCCCCAACATGTACTCAGGAATACCCGTGCCCGTGCCGCACATCATGCGCAACTGCCGCCCATCTTCGCTCACGTCGGCGGCATTGACATTATTGGTGAGCGCTGACCATTCTTCCTTGTCGGACGTGACGACCACGCTGCCCGATGTGGGCGGCTTACGATACTGCGCCACCTTGGCCGCAATCGTGCCGGTCGCTGCGCCAGCCACCTTGACCCACCACAGTAGCGCGCCACGCCATTTATTCTGGCGGTAGCGGTCCTCTAGCCAATCTTTGTACGCCTTCAGCCAGGGAAGGATAGTGTACAGGTCGCTGCGCCCGCGCAGTTCATAGCTGTGGTTATTGATGGCCACATGCAGTATCTGGTCGGCGGGTATCCACTCGTCTACGATGCCCTCAGCGCTTGGCTCATTGTCATTGATATTGTAAGGTGCGTAATACAGGTGATACATCACGGCGCGCCGGAAGAAGCCGGGCTGCGTCTTAATCTCGGTGATGTGCCACGGGGGCAGCGGCACCATGATGGTTTCGCCCGCCTCTTTGAAGAACCGAATGAAGAGTTCGCCGTCTATCAGCAGGTCTTTGAGCAATGTGCGCTCATACTGCATGATGGAGTTATCGTCATTCTCACGGAAGGCATCGATAATCGCCTGTACGTCTTTATTCTGCGCCTTGACGCTATGCCCCTTGCCCACCGCGAACTGCTGCGTCAGGTCGACCACCCGCTTGGCTACCGGGTTACGGTGATAGGCTGCATGGCAGTTGGTCAGCACATCGCGCCGGGTGGCATAGTCCCACTCTTCCAACGGGTCTTCGATGGGCATGATAACGGGCATGTCCTGCGCGCCACGATAGGGAGCGTCGAACTGTCCGCGATAATACTTCTCCGCTTCTTGCAGGAAAGCACGAGTAGACTGCGCACCGCTCTGCTGCACGGAGGCGGGCAGTACCACCGGACGCATGTAATAATGATCGCCGGGGTCAAGGCGCGCCTCATCGGCGTAGGCCACGCCACTTACGGGCGGAGTCTTGGCCCGTGCCTGACGTACCAACCACCAGCGCTGGACACGCGTCCAAACCGTCATGACTTGAGATCCAATACAATCGTGCGCGCCGCTGCTTGTGGCACACCGGAGGCGGTGCCATTATTGGACCACAGCACGACCTCGCTATCCCCGCCACACACGAAAAACCAGTTGACGGGCATGTTGAATGAGGCATTACCCGTCGCTGTGGGGATGCACATGCCGGTATACTGACAGTTCTGGTCGAGCACGGGTTGCCATTGGTTGAACACCTTGACCTCAAGGCCAATCTGTGCATCGGTCCAACTGCCGCTAATGTGCAGCGTGCCGCCCGCTAAGTGCCCCCAGGGCACAGGAATGGCGGAGGAAGTCACCGACCCACTGGGCCACACGGCTGTTACGCGTGTAAACGCTCGTACTGACATCTAGTGTTCCTTTCGGCGCGCTTTGAGCGTCCGCTCTTCGTCTAGCACCCACGGCGGCAAACCACCTGTATCAGGCTTGCCATACTGCCCACCATCATCAATGCCCCCGCTCTCTGGTGTCACAATGTACGAGGGGCAATCACCAGAGTCGCGCTCAATCCGTTCAGCCAAGCGCCTAATAATCTCCATAGCCGATTTGCTCAAGGTCTGCATAGTTCAGCCCCCCAGCGCTCACTCCGCCGTCTAGCATGGCATACGCGCCACTGCTGGCATCCACCTGGTCATCGTGCGCGCCCTTGTTGAAGCTGCACAACTCATCAAGATACGCTTCTGTCCAACCCGCTCGTACTACGCTCACATTACCCGCTGCACATCGGGCGGCAAAGGGCAGCGCGCGGGTAAGTTTGTCCTTGTCGACTGGGTAGCCCCATATCCCGTAGCGATGCAACTCCGTATTCTGCTGTAGCTCCTGAATGGCACGCGTCATGTAGCCCGCCTCTTCCACGCCAATCTGCACATCTGGCCCATCCGTGAGCGCTGTACGCGTGATGATGGGCACCACATCGCCCCACTCAGCTTGCGCGCGTACCACATCGAGCACGTAATAGCGCCCATCGGTGCCCGTACCCATGAGTACACCCACCGTGTAATCTGCGCCTGTCTTGCTCGACATGGCTAAATCCCAATAGCGCGCTCGCTGCGTCATACTGGGCAGGAACAGGCTATCCGACAACACGAACCATGCCCGCTTGAAGACGCCACCCTCAGCAGGTACGGGATTCTGTTGGTAAAGGGCGCTCCAACTGTATGGCCCCAATGTCTCTTCAATATCAGCTAACGCTCTAAGTGGGTAACGCTCGGGCCAAAGCGCCTCACCGTTAGCGCGTCCTAAGGGGTCGTTATCTTCAGCAATGGCAGGTAGGCGTATAATACGCCACTTCCCACGCTCCTGAGCTAATAAACGCCCCATCCAATCGTCTTGATGCCACCGCGTCATAACGCCAACGGCGGCCCCGCCCGGCTCCAAACGGGTGTAAAAGTCATCAGTCCATGCATCCCATACTTTTTCGCGGATGGTGTCAGACTCGGCCTCTTCGCGGTTTTTGACGGGATCATCCCAAAGTAGGATATTTGAGCCCATCCCAGTAACCGCACCGAGTACGCCCATGGCATCCATGCCGCCCTCGCGGTTCTCAATATTCCACGACTCAGCGCTGCGACTAGCCTTGTCGAGCGTTACGCCGGGAAACACAGACTGGTAACGCGGCATATACAGTTGAAAACGTGCATAGCGACTGTGCTTCACCGCCAACGCCGCCGCATAGCTGCCCAAAATAATCCGATGGTCGGGATTCTTCCCGATATGCCATGCTGGGAAAAAGCGGCTTATCGTCTGACTCTTGCCGTGTCTCGGTGGCTCCATGACCAACAAACGCCCAATCCCCTGTTGTCCCCGCGTTTCAGCATAGAGGCTCACCTGTTCAAGCGCCCAGTCTAATTCGGCTAGATGTGGAGCATGAATGTAGCGGTTCCACATCAGGTACTTATAGGCTGTTAAAGAGCTACGAGCCTTTCGGCGTAGTTTTTCAATGTTTAGATCGCGCTTCGGCGGCAGCGATGTGGTTGAGAAGGGTATCAAGGTCATTGTCGCTTAAGTCCTCAAATCCCGTCACCTTTAAAGCAATCGAACCGCCGTCTTTGCCCGTGAGTTCCGCCCGTGATGTTGCACCACCCACAAGTATTTGCTTCTTGTCGAACACGATACCGTAAGCGGTAGCGATGTGGTTTAACGATGCCCCTTTAGCGGCCTCA